TCGACTTCGCGACATCGAAGCCAGACATGACGTTGTACCGAGTCGCATCCATGATGTGGTCGTTCTTTTTGATGATGTTCCCCTTCTCGTCGCGACGATAGAGGCGCACCTCTTTGAACCAATTTGTCAGCGTGGAGAATACTCGCAGCTGCTGCGTCGAGAGCATGTCCCAGGTCTGCACGAGCCCAGACACGACCGTGTTGTCGGCCTTGCTGACCTTGAGCCCCAGCCGGCAGTAAGCGTCGATCAACAGCTCACCATCCGGGCCGCGCGCCTTCTGCGCAGCGGGGTCGATGACGCCCGGTATCCACGGGCCGCGGCGCATGATGGCCGCCGCGTGCACGGCGGGGTCCGCCTGCCCGCGATAGTATTCGTCGTACGCGACCGCCGGGTAACGCTGCTGGCCGCTTGCGTCCTTGAAACCGTTGTCGATGTCCCACGCGAACCAGATAACCGCAGTGCAGTTCCAGCCCGGATCCATCCCGTATGAGCGCGGCCAGTGCGCCGGAATGTCGAACGGTGCGATCTTCATCACATCTTCGGGGATCGGGTAGATCGCCCCGGTGCCGTGCCCGGGTATACCGGACTTACGTGCCTGCAATTGCCACGCAGGCACGCCCGCTAGAATTTGTTTTTTCTCTTTCTCGCCCAGGTGCGGGACGTCGTCCATATCAAGAAAAATCGCCGCTTTGCTCATCGACGACTATCCCCTCTTCGTTCTCATCACCCATAGCCCACGCGCTCGCTGGTGCGGCGTCTGGTTCAGGCGACAAGTCCGGCATGAAATTAATCATCAGGTCGCTGACCCCGAGCATCGGCGTCTCTGTCAGTACCAGCGTACCGTTCGGCTGCCCCGGCACCGTGCTCATTAGTCGCAGCAGGCACTCAGTGTAGATTTCCAGCTTCGGCTCTTCGTCCAGATGTATACGGTGCTGCTGCGTTCCCTGGAACGCCTCACGGCCCTGATCGTACGATTTGAGCTGCAGCGTCGAGATGCCTCCGGACACATGACGCACGAAAACAGACTCGAACGCGTCGGCGAGCCCGTGCTTCACCGTCCGCCGCACCAGCAGGTCGCCAGGAATCATGCCGGTACCGTACGCCTGCTCCTGACCGGGCGGCCCGCAGAATTTTGCTTGCAAAATATCGCGCGTGTTCTTGGCGGTGTCAGTCGCTGCCCACATATCGATAGGATGCTCGTACCGGCGCCCGAGCCACCAGTCCGGATACAGTCCGGTAAGGTGCAGTGTGTCCGCGAAGCAGCCACAGTGCGTCTTACCGGTCCTGTTCCCTCCGAACAGCGCGATCTCGTCGTCAGTTTTTTCCAGCGCGAAGAACGCCATCTGCTTCGGGTAGTGCTTTCTACCCAGCGGGCAGTTCTTCAGGGCCGGGTGATCACTCGGGTCCTGAAACCAGGTCACTATTTGGGTCTGATCCTGCAGCTGCGCCCGCTGGCTCAGGATCTGGATCAGCTGCGTCGTCTCCTGCAGGCTCAACTTCCCGATATTCTGCTTCCTCAGCAACGTCTTCATCCTCTCCGGCAGCGGAGAGTAGACCCTGTCGATCAAATCTTGATAGGAGGTGGGTAAGTTGCGCATGTGCCTGGTCCAACGATAGGTTCTGAGTGACTTTGAGGTCCATCTTCAGGTTCTCACCGTACTTCTCAGGAAAAAAGTTCGCCGCGATGCGCCCGAGTAGCCGCGCGTCGCCCTTGGTGGCGGCTGCGGCGGCTGCGTGATCGAAAACCGCGCGCGCGACTTGACTCGCGTGCTCAAAACCTCGCTGAAAATCCGCGTTATCGTTCAGTTCCTTGTGAAACTGCACGTTGGTGGCGCCCACAGCACGCAGCGACTGCTGCATGTTGGCTGTGTTGGCGTATGTGATCAGGAAAGCGCGCCGTTTTTCGTCAGTCCAGTCGAACTCATCCGACACTGACAACGTGCGCGTGACACCGAGGCTCTCTTCGAGGCGGTTCACCGCCTCGCGAAACAGTGAGTTCCAGCTCAGTATCGCCAAAAATTCAGATTCGTTGCGCCCGAGCGCCTCCGCCGCGAGCGCGAAGTCCTTCAGCTCGGCGTATTTCTCCAGGAACCGCTTCTCGGCGGTGGTTGGCTGCGGCGGGGCGGCGATATCCTTCGTATTCTTCTGCGTGTAGTTGCGCTTGCGCGCCGCCTCCAGCTCCGGGACGCCCTTCCCATAGACCGGCAGCTGCCCCCGCTCAATGCGCTGGCAATCGACGCAGGTGCTGCCGTTCGCGACGTAGCGCGCGGCGCGGTGCCCGGTCACGCACAGCTCCCCGGTCCAGAAGTGTTTCCAGCCGCGCGCCTTCGCCTCGTTCTTCGAGATGAAGCGCGTCGGCATATGGTTGTAAAGATCCGGGCGCCCATCGCGCAGCGGGGCGACGGTGGCTGGGTCTACCTTCGGCCACTTACCCCACGGGTGCTTGGGGGCGCCGGGCAGGTCTTCGCGGCTGCCTATCATGCCCTATGCCAGTCCTCAGATCCGCTCATAAAGTTCCCGTGCCGGTCATAGCCAGCGCTCTGCTGCCACAGCAAGCACTCGTTCAGCGACTCGTCCGGGTCGATGCTGTAGACTGACTTACGCCACACGAACCACAACTCACCAATCCCGGGGAAACCTACGCGGTCAAAATCAACAGGCGTTAAATTTCTGAACCCGTACTCTATGACGTCGCCAGGCACTACATCCATCGGGACTATTGCGCCGGTCTCTGCACCGTCCTCGAACCACAACGTGCGCCCGGATAGTTTGCTGGGTGCGAACTTCATCACGCGGCCGCCCGACCCGAGCACCGGCGCGCCGCCGTCCATCTCTTGCTTGAAGGCGGTCTTCCGTCGCTGGCGTCGACCGTATCCGACCGCGATCACTACACCCTTGCATATCTCGATGCCAGGCGTAAGCAATGTCGGGTGCACGTACGCCAACGGCTTGACTAAAATTCTGTCTCGCAATACGCGAACTCGGCGTCCGACTTCTTCCAATTCTGGCGTCAAAATCATGTCACCACCGCATCGATGTCAGTGTCTCTCATGATGCGGACTGCTTTGCCAACACCATAGCTGCTGTCCATACCGGCGGTGGCGGCAAAGGTGACGGTGTCACCGACACGACACTCCATCGGGGCGCGTTCACCGAGCGGGAGCATCCGCCCCGGGCCGGCTGCGACCACCTCGCCGCGCAGGGTGCGCTGCCAGTCCGGGAGCTTGATCACGCCCTCCGCCTTATCCAGTAGCACCACCGCCACCAGGTCGTCCAGGAGCCTCTGACTGAAATCTATCTTCGACATTTTCGTACCTCACTACGAAATTAAAAATTCGCCTGTGGGAGCACACCACACTTCAGCATTGGCCGCGTCCTGCACTTAGACGAAGGCGAAAAAAGTTGCCGTGATTCTCTGACGAGGCGGCCGCCCCATTGTCAGAACCGCTCACGGCGGGCGCGGACACGAACTAACAGGTCCGGGGGTTTCAATACGCTAAACCGCTCACCGTAGCGAGCGCGCACAATTCAATAACCGCAATCACCGCAGTCGACGTGAATGGCTGACCCGTGACCGAGTCAACCGCCGTGAACTGCATGCCAACCTGGCACAGCTGCGAGCCGATGTAGGGGAACGTCATGTTCCACATCGACGCCAGACACTGCAAGTACATCGTCGCCGCGAACGCTGGGTACGTGAACGGCACACCGACGGTGCCGATAGCGCCCGACGCGCTCAGTGTCGTCGGGCCGGCCATCACCACACTGTTCGTGATGTCATCGATCTCGATACTGATCGCGGTCGGGATGACCGGCGTGTTCGTGTGGTCGACGAACTGCAGGTCCAGAAACAGGTCAGTGTTCGGGTATGCTTTGACATTTGCGTAGGGGAGTATGGGTTGTCCCTGGAGATATTTATTCCCGATTGGCATTATGCTTCTCCAGGTACGCTGCCATAGCGATTTACCGCCAGGAGCGATCCATTCGGATGCCGCAGTAGCAGACGCCGAGCCGGATCTGAGTCAGTATGATCATCGCAATTTCTTGAACGAGCGCTCACCGCTCATTCCCTTGAACTCACGTGGGGGCTTCCCCGAGAGCACATGCTTCGCTCGCGCGTGCGCGGCGTTGCACTCTTTCGTGGTGATGTGTCCGGACACCCAGTCTTCGGTCGCGCGCCGCACGGTGTGCTTCGCACTCTCACGCATGAGCTTCTTGTCCGTCGGCGGTGGCGGCATCTTTGCCGACGCCAGCTCGCCGTGCTGCTGTTCTTCCGACTCGGTGACGGACTTCTCGCCCTTCGACTTCTTGGCGCGCTTCTTGTCCTGCCCCTTCGGGGTCTTGCTGATGCCGAGGATAGCCCCTAACATCGGTGCGATATCTGCCATATGATTTTCCTTTATTTGACGGGACCGGAGGGTGTCGCCGGCTGATTGGTCGCGGTCCCGAAGTACATGGCGATCACGAATTTCCGAAGCCCGTTCATTTCACCCGATACCAGTTGCCGAGCTGTTGGCTGTACTCCAACTGCGCGAAGGCTCCGGTTTGCCATGGGGTGCTCCTAGTAATATGTGACCACGACGACGAGGCCGCTTCCGCCAGCAGATCCAGCACCAGACGATACGGACGCGGTAACGGCCGCACCGCCACCCCCGCCGCCTCCACCATTGATACCAGCACCGCCAGTCCCACCGGCCACCGACGCGGTAACGCTAGACCCACCGCCACCCCCGCCACTGCCTGCGCCCCATGCTTGGAGCACCGTCCCAGCCGCACCGTTGGTTCCTACAGCGCCACCTGATACACCCGATGAATCTGCGGCATAGTTCGCGGGGCCCCCGACTTCTGCAACACCTCCGGTAGTGATCCCGCCGCCAGCACCGCCACCACTAGCGCTATCCATGCATATGCCGCCCCCAGCACCAGATTGCGCTAAATAAGTGCTGCCTCCGCCGCCAGTACCGGTTCCAAAACCGGAAGCATTTGCGCCTGGCGAACCGTTATATCCGCCAGCGCTTCCGAAATTTCCCCCGCTGCCCCCACCGGTCGTAGTGCCCGAGGCCCCGTTACCATTAACACCATTAGCCGGGGTTCCTCCGCCTCCACCACCAGAAGAGGCCGCCGTTCCCGTGGCCCCCCCGCTGCCCCCGCCACCCGATCCCGCGAATAAAAGAGACCCGAACGACGTTTGGCCGCCCGCGGTTCCCGCATTCCCGCTCCCCGCCACCGTGAGCGCGGCTCCCCCTGTTCCGCCGGCGCCAACGGTCACGGTAATTGTAGAAGCTAGATTAGAAGTTTGATAAATCCGGCGATTACGCCCCGCGCCGCCGCCCCCTCCACCACCGGACGCTCCGGTAGTAGATACGGCAATAAGGCCACCACTACCCCCACCACCGCCACCGCCTACCAACAAAACCTCCGTTGTCTTTGGAACGTTTCCGCCCACCGTCGCTGGCTTCGTCCACGTGCCCGAGGACGTGAACATCTGCACGTCGATAGCCGGCGTTCCTTCCACGTTAACAATAGGACCGCTCGGGTTGGTGACAGCTAATGTGCCGCCCGTGCTTGTGATGGTGGACACCGTTCCGCTCCCGCCACCTCCAGTCGCCGCACGAAGACTCACGAGCCCTGCCCCGGAGTAAACTCAAATCCTGTGGCAGAACTGGCAATGAACCACGAATCGCACGGGATCTCGAAAGTCTCCACCGTGCCGCCCAGCATGGTGATTGTAGTAGGCGTACCGGCAGCTACGGGCGCAGCGCCGGCCAGCGCGGTGGCGGCGGCGGCAGTACGTGCCCAGGAAAACCGCTGAATACTTGTGGACAGATTGACGACGCGGAACATGTACACGCCGCCGCTGTTCTGTGTCATTACCTGTATAGCCGTGTTGCTGACTAGTGCCGTAGGGCCT